TGCGCTGGCTGGTGCAGACCCAGATACCCGAGGTAAACCGCGAGGTTGAACTGCTCGCCAACTATATCCAAGAGCAGGGCGTCGGCGCGATGGGCGTCTTCTGGGAAGAGACGCAGGAGAAAATCCTTCAGAACGTGACGCTGGAGATGCTGCAACAGCAGTTCCCGACGCTCGACATGCAGGCGCTGATGTTCAGTGACGACCTGATGGACGACGCCGTAGCGATCTTCACCGAAATCTACGGCTGCACCGCTAGCAAGGCTCGCAAAATGGTGAAAGAACTGCGCGTGAAGCAGGAGACCACCGTGCCGACATTGGGCCGTAAAAAGAGCTTCCCGGTCCTGCGCGCGTTCAACCTGAACCAGAACCTGTTTATTCCGAACTACACGACCGATGCTGAGACCGCCTCGGCCATGTTCAGGGTGGAGTATTACACTGCGGAGCAGCTTCGCGCTTTCGTCAACACGGCAGGCTGGGACAGCGCATGGGTGGAGGCCGCTATCACGACCTGCAAGGGCACGCAGATCACGCAGACGCAGAACGAATACAACCAGCCGATTTCGCGCTCGTTCATGTATCAGCAGGAGAACTTCACCGACCTGATCGGCGTCGTTTACGCCTACCAGCGCCTGTCTGACGAGGACGGCTACACGGGGCTCTACCTGACCATTTTCAACCCGATGCTGCCGCCTGACGGCACGCACGACGGCTACGCCAAGTTCGGCCTGCTCGGCTACGCGGACGGCGCCTACCCGTTCGTCATCTTCCGCCGCGAGCACCTGTCCCGCAAGCTGCACGACACGCGAGGCATTCCCGAGCCGGGTAAGCCGCTCCAGCAGCAGATCAAGGTGCATAAGGATTCGCTCATTGATAACGCGTCCATGCAGATCATGCCGCCGCTCATGTATCCGCAGGGCCGTCCCCCGCTGCGGTGGGGAGCCGGGGCCAGGGTGCCGGAACGCCGGCCGGGCGAGTATCACTTTGGCACCACGCCCGCGTATTCACCGAGCACGGAGTTTAGTCAGAAGGAGCTTCAAAACGATTTCAACCGCTACCTCGGATTTGTGTCCTCAGACACCGACCCCGTTTTCGCTGGGTATAAAAACCAAAAAGAGTCCGAGGATTTCATGGGGTGCTTTAGCAAGGTTTTCAAAAAGGTCTGGAGCCGCTACAAGCAATACGGCAGCGAGGCTGTTTACTTCCGCGTCGTCGGGCTCAAGCAGGCCGACCCGGTTGAGTTTAAGAAGGGCCAGGATGACGAGGAGTTTGATTTCCGCCTGACGTTCGACATCCAGAGCATGAACCCCGAGGTGCAGCAGCAAAAGCTGAAGGCGCTCGCGGAGGTCGCTGGCATGTTCGACAAGTATGGGCAAATCGACTACGGCGAGGTGATTCAACTCGCGGTGCAGACCATCGACCCGAACTGGGCTGAACTCGTGGTGTTGCCCAAGGAGACGGGCTCGCAGAAAACCGTCAACGAGACGCACACGATGCTGGCGCAGGTATTCTCCGGCGTGGATCGCGACATTGACCTGAACGCGCCGCCTGACCTTGTGATGCAGACGATTGAGAGCTACGGCCAGCAGCCGGACGTGCAGCAGCGGTATCAGCAAGACCCGGCGTTCAAAGATCGCTTGGATAAGATCGTGAAGCAGACCCGGCAACAGATCGTGCAAAAAAATAATGCCAAGGTGGGGGTCTACGGCGCCTGAGTGCTTGACACCCCGCTTGGCGAGTGCCCTACTTAGGGCATGACCCTCGCCGACCACCAACTAGCGCGTCAAAAGCGCATCCAAGCCTCGCTCATCGGCCTCGCCAACGATGTCCGTTTCCGCGACTTCATTGAAGTCGTCCGCGAGTGCCAGACGACCGCCCTCGACAATTTGACGGACGGCTCCGTAATCGCCAACGAGCGGGCATCGACGGCCTGCATCGGCGAGATTGCTGCGTATAGGTCGATAATCAGGACGTATGACGAGGCTGTGGCTCAGGCGGCTATGGCGAGGGAGGAGGCTTAATATGAGCCCCGAAGCACAGCGCATTGCGATTGCGGAGGCGTGCGGGTGGCGGGTGGAGAATCGCGACGATGGACAGATAAAGTGGAGCGTCCTCATATCGCCTGACAAGCGGCCTGTTGATTCAACATCGGGGAGCGCTACGCTGGCTAACTTTGGATGTTTGCCCGACTACCTCAACGACTTGAATGCCATTCACTCTGCCGAACTGGTTCTAGATTGGGACGAGCAAACATCAACGCAGCTTTTCAATTACCGCTGCGCACTTACCAAGGTCTGCGGGAACGACCGTGATTTAATTCCGTTCGCAAGCGCTTGGCAGCGGGCCGAGGCGCTTTTGAAAACGCTTGGGAAGTGGGATGACTCAAAATGAACGAACCAATCATCACTATCAACGGCACCGAACTCAACGTTGCGCAGGCAATGACGGTTCGCGTTGCGCTAACCAGCTTCCAGTTTGATCTGGCCGAAAAAGGGCTCGGTAACGACGAGCATGGGCGCCTAATGACGCAGAGCTATCAGAAGCACGCAACCGACGTGCAGGACTTGATTCACGGGCGACCGAAGCCACCGCTTAATTAAGCCGCTCCCATGATTAAGCCGCGCCACACCAGCGCGGCTTTTCCATGCCCCAAAATCGTGCAAAATGCACGATCTGCCTCTGATTGCGCGTTATAGCCATGGCCATGCAATTTGCACGACTCCGCCATTGACATTGCAAAACGCACGACTAGTTCAATTGCTACACGGCAATCCCGCCGCGCGTCAGGATGTCAGCATAGCCCCTTGATGGCTCAAACTCATGCCAACCGAAAATATCGAGGCCACTTCGCCGGCCACTAAAACAGGTGATGCGACAGTAAAAGGGTCGGGCAATATCGCGACGGGTCAAGCAGCGGTGCTCCTCATGGCTTCGGCCGAGAAAGCATCGAAACAGCCGGCTCGCCAAGCTGCGGAAGATAATGCCCCTGAGGTAATCGCCCCAGACCTGACTCTTAACGAAACTCCGGCAGCAGAAGCTCCAGCAGCTTCCGAAGAGACCGCCCCCGCCGAAGAAGCCAAGCCCGAAGCCGAGACGACAGAGGCCACGGACAAAGCGACCGAGGAAGAGGCCGATTCTGTTCCTTCTCAGACAATTTCATTCACTCCCGAGCAACAAAAGCTGCTCAACAAGCGCATCGGCAAGGAAGTGGCCAAAACGGCAGCGATCAAGGCACAGCTAGAGGCACAGTCCACTAAGCTGGCCGAACTTGAAGCCAAATTAGCCGCTCCCGTCACCCCGCAAGCCCCGGTAGTAGTAGCCCCAACGCCAAATATGCCGTTGGGCGACGTGATGGACATCGCCAAGTTGGGCGAAATCCAGAGCACCGCCAAAGAGGCCGCTCGCTACATTGAGGACGTGCTGGATGACGCCGGTCAGTGGCAAACGATGACCGATCCCAAGGACGAGGACAAGCAGATCAAAGTCCACAAGATCGGCGAGGCGTTGTTCACTGAACTGGACCTGAAGCGCAAGTTACGCGAAGCCCGGCGCACGCTGGAGGATCACATTCCCCAACGCGCGCAGTTCATCGCCGCCAAGCAGCAGATCACGAAGCAGGCTCACGAACGCTTCCCGTTCCTGACGGACAAGCAGAGTGCTGAGTATCAGATGGCCGAGCAAGGCCGTCGCAACCCGCAGTATGCCGCCCTGATGGCGATGCCGAATGCGGAATGGATACTGGGCGTTCTGGTCAAGGGCGCGAAGGCAGTTGAAGCGGAAGACGCGGCCAAAGCCGCTCCCGCCAAGAAGCCGGCGCCAGTGGTCAAGCCAAAGCCAGCAGCGGATCAAACCGCCGTCTCGGCCAGCGGTGCAGCGGCAAGGGCGCCTATCGGTTCAGCCGAGCGGCAGCAGATTGCAGCGGAGTCAGCGAAATTGTCGGCGAAGGGCGGGATTACTTCGGATGATGCGGTGGGCCTCTTACTCAAAAGCTCACAGTTACGCAAATCTCGATAATTCCATGGCTCTAGCCACATCCTACAACGTCTCCGGTGATCGCGAAGCGCTCACCAATTTCCTCACCATCCTCGAACCCGAGGATACCCCGAAGACCTCTACGTTTGCAAAAACGACCAAGGTCACGAACACCTACCAAACCTGGCAGGCCGACACCCTCGCGAATGTTGACTTCAGCGGCGTCCTTGAAGGCGCTGACGTGGCCGCATTCAACAACGAAGCCGCCAACCGCGCCCGCTTCGGCAACTACATCCAGAAGTTCTGGCGCCCGTGGATGGTCTCGGACCTCCAAGAAGCGTCCGATCCGGCTGGCACCGACGGCGAAGTTGCGAACAGCAAGGTCAAGGCCATGCGTGAGCTTAAACGCTCCATCGAAGCCGCTGTCGGCTCCGACAACGACATGCAGGCTGACACCGGCCTCGCGCCTTACAAGACCCGCGGCCTCGGTTCGTGGATTCGCGCCACCGCGCAGACCACCAACCCGGTCCCGAGCCTGTTCCTGACGCCCTCTGGCAACATCGACACCACCGCCACCGACTCCCTCACTGAGGCGCTGTTCAACGGCGTGTTCCGGTCGATCTTCACACAGAACGGCGGTCGCCGCAGCTACTCGCTGTTCGCTGGCCCCAACCTCATCACCGCGATCAACACGTTCCAACGCGTTGAAGGCGCTTCGGGCACGACCAAGACCTACCAGGTCACGCAGGACGCTTCCAGTAACCGCATCGACCTCGATGTTTCGGTCTACAAAGGCAGCTTCCACACGGTCACGATCATCCCTGACATGTTCAACGGCCTGCTTGATGGCTCGGCGGTTACGACCACGACCAATCAGCAAATGGCCCGTGGCTACGTCATCGACCCGGCCCTCGTCGGTATCGGCACCATGTTGGGCGTCGATAGCATGGAGTTGGAGAATCAGGGCGGTGGCCGTCGCGGTCTCGTCCAGACTGCCCTGCTCCTGATGGTCAAGAATCCTCGCGGTCTCGGCAAGTTCGCCGGCTCCAGCTAATCCACAGCCAACAATTAACCAATAGGAGCACACTACCATGGCTGATACAGCAATCACGATCAATTCCGCCCGTGTCTCGCCGCTTTCCGTTCAGGAAAAGGCCGCAACGGGCTACAACTACAAGGCCACGATCCTCAGCACCGATATTGCCTATGGCACGGGCGCTTCCGATACCGTCACCGTGACGCTCGGCGCTACCCCTTCCAAGTGGTATATCGACAAGGGTTCGGTCAACATCCGCACCGCGTTCGCCGGCATCACTGCCGCGACCGTGGTTGTCGGCACCACCACGACCACCAATGCGGTCATCGCGAGCACCAGCATCCTCACGGCTGCTTGGCTCCCGCCCGCCTCTGGCGTGTCGGTCTCGACCAACCTGACGTTCACCGCCGCGAAGAACCTCGTGGCCGTCTTCACCGCCGCTGGCACGGGTGGCCCTGCGGCCCTCACCGCTGGCGCGATGGACATCTACCTGAACCTTCAGGATTGCGAGGACTTGCCCTAATTCAAGGGGCGCAGGGCGCGCGTGATGAACGCGCCCTGCTTCAGTTTTAGGCCATCCCGTTACGCCCGTAGGCGGGCACAATTTTTAGCAGCACACACGCCCGCAGTTGGGCACCACACACGCCCGCAGTTGGGCATCACGCAAGGCACTACACCTATGTCCATGGTCGCACTTGGAGACGGCGAGCTTATCACGGGCTTGCCCCAGCAGTTCCTCGATGAATTTGAGGCGGAGATTCGCGGACGGGTGCCGGCCGAGAAGGTCGCGGCGCAACTAAAGCAGGAAAAGCTGGCGCGCATCTCGCGGCAGGCTGGGTCAACGACCATTGACACGCTCGGTCAAAAGGTGGCTAGCATTGATCCGCGCCTCTACTTCCGCATGTTGCACCAACACGGGCACCACGAAGGCTGGCTGGACGATATGCTTCGTGACAATCCCGAGCTTTGCTGCCCCGGCTATCGACCCAAGCGCAAGGGTGACTTGCGGCACGGTAAAACATTCGTCAACGGTAAGCCTGTCTAACCCACCATGCAAAACAAGCCCTCCGCCTCTATCGCGCCCGGCGACATCAAAGCCCCGGCTCCTACCGTCAACACGTCCAAGGGCATGTCGTCCAATTGCGACTGCGCCCGCCCCGAGCACAAGTCTCCCGAGGCGATGCTTAATCACGTCCGCAAGTGCTGCAACGGCGGTAAGCGCTAACGCACATGCCCCGCCAGGCCAGCCATTACTCGACCTACCTGACGCAGATCGCTGCGCTGATCGGGATTCCCGCGGACAGAATTACGACCGAGATTGCGGCCGTGCTCAACGCAACCTTCAACACGGCCATCGCCAAGATGTGGGATGACGCGCCGTGGATTGAGATCAGTCCCTACGGCGAAGCGCGTTTCCTTGGCAATAGGCTCAGTTATCCAAATAACCAAGCTAACTCCACCTACTGGACGGCAACTGCGGCCACGTTGACCGCAAACAGCATCTCCAACCCCGCTGACGGGTTCACCACGGCGACGAAGATGATGGAGACGGGCGCAAGCTCTGCCCACTCCGTCGCGCAGTCCGTCACCACGTTCTACCCCAGCACCAGCTACACGGTCTCGTTCTACGCCCGGCCCAACGGCCGCATCTGGCAATACCTGTCCGTGACCGATGGCGTCACGACCTACACGGCGTTTTTCAACACGTCGGCAGGCACGGTCGGAACCACGACCAACTTTACGAGCACGACCATCGCCCAACAGCCGAACGGCTTTTGGCTATGCCAAGCCACGTTCACTGCCAACGCTGCGGCCACCACGTCGGGCAGCTACACGCTTCAGCTTTCGACCGATGGCAGCACGCTCTCCTACGCAGGCGACACCTCCAAAGGCTGCTACCTCTGGGGCGCCCTCGTCCAGCAGACCCAATACACACCCGTGCAGGACTTGGTGCTTTCATGGGATCAGTTGGGTGAAAATGAAATCGACGCGGTTTACAACATCTGGCCGTGCAGCCCGTTCACTAGCAACTACCCGTCTCAGTTCGGCTACAACATCACACCGCAAGGGATACAGGTCATAAATGGCACCCCCTATGCCTACGTAAATTACCAAAATGGCGTAGCGCAAAACAACCTCTACGGTGCCCCGCCCAGTAACCCGATCTTCGTCTACTACCGCAAGACGTGCCCGCAATACACGGGCGACGTGTTTGACGCGGCGGACACCTACTCGGTCAACGAGCAGGTTTACTTCACGGCGTCGGACGGCTACGGCGATTTCTACAAGTGCATCGTGGCTACGTCAGCAGGGCAGTCGCCGACTACCACGCCTAATAGCTGGGAGCGGATTACGCTGTTTGATACGTTTTTGCAGTTCTGCATCTACCAAGCGTTCGGCGATTGGCTTATCAGTGATGGCCAGTTCGACAAGGCGCAGTTGGTCTACGGCATCGCTGAATCCAAGATGGGAGATCAGCTTGATAAAAACGAGCGACAGATGGATGTCATGTCGCCAATGAAAGTCCAAAGCCACCTCACCTCACGCCCGGCCTACTAAGCGCCAGCCAAATACTAATCTCAACCACCACATACCATGGCCTACTCTTCCCAAAACGTCTCCTACCCGAAGCGGGCAATGCTGGCCGGTTCGCCAGTCGCCAGCCAGTCACTCACTGTCAGCACCTCCGCAGTCTCGCCGGCCGGCTACACCGGATCGTCCGACGTGGGCGCCAACTCGGTCATTAGTTTTGACGTGCAGGCGTTCAACGTCCGCGTTCGGTGGGACGGTGTTGCGCCCACCTCCACGGTCGGCCACCTACTCTACGTGGGATCGGCCTATACGTGGAACGTGGATCAGTTTAACGCGGCCCAGTTCATCCGCGACACGGCGGCGACGGGCGATGCCACTATCTTTTCTTCGCCGTTTCAAATCTAAGCACCCTGCATGGGCCACGCCACGCGATAAGCAAAAACACACACTACCATGCTCTCCAATCATCCGAGCGTTTTGGGCAGCGGCGCCGCTGGCGTCACTACGCCTGCCGCAGCGTCCGCCGCCCTTGACCTAATCAGCACCACGCAGGGCGCCGTGCTATACCGCGACGCGACCGAATGGACGGCGCTGACGCCCGGCACCGCGGGCCAACTTCTTTCTACGCAGGGCGCGGCGGCGGACCCATCGTGGGTCTCGGCGACAGGTGGCGCTGGCAACGTCAGCTCTGGCGCGGCTACGGACAACGCCATCGTGCGCTACGACGGCATTTCAGGCGAGACCGTGCAAAACTCCGCCGTAACCGTGGCAGACACGACCGGCGCGATGACATGGGCAGCGGGCCAATCGGCTACCCTCACCGGCGGCGACAGCGGCGCGAGTCTGGTGCTGGGGGCGTTGAGCGGTGGAAATGCTTCTGCTACGGTTACGCCAATCGGCTCCGGCAACACCATCATTACGCGCGGTGCGCTAACCAATCCGGGCGGCGCGTGGTCCTACTTCACCGCCGGCGCAAACTACTATACGATTTCTTCGGCTAACGGTGTTTACAGCCCAGTTTCTGGCACATGGACGACGCTAAACGCCGCCACGCCCGGCTGGCGCAACGACCTCATCGCCCACGGAACGTCGGGCGCTAACGGCATTGAGTGGCTCTACCGCGCTGCCGCAGCCGCTTCGGACGCATGGACAAATTACATGCGCCTGACCGGCACCGG